CGATGATGACGATGATGATGACGAAGATGAGGACGAAGAGCATGAGTCCAAGTCAGTCAAAGAAGACGCTACTATTGAATCTTCATTAGTCGAGATTGAAATAGATGACGACCTATCGAAAATCTCTGAATCATTAGATTTAAGCGAAGAGAACGCTGAAAAAGCAAAGACTATCTTCAAAGCTGCAGTAAGTAGCAAAGTTGAAGAAGCAAAATCAGAGCTTGAAGAGCATTATGCAAAAGAATTAAAAACCCAAGTAGAAACTATCAAAGAAGAATTAACTTCTTCTGTAGATAAGTATCTAACATATTGTGCTGAAGAGTGGTCGAAAGAAAACGAACTCGCAATAGAAAGAGGGTTGAGGTCAGAAATGACAGAAAACTTTATCGAAGGTTTGAAAACATTGTTCGTAGAACATTATGTTGAAGTGCCAGAAGATAAGTACAATGTCGTTGACGAACTCGCAAATCGTCTTGACGAGATGGAATCCAAAGTTGATGCCGAAGTTCAAAAGAACATGGATATCACAGAGGAATTAGAAAATCTTAAGAGACAAAATGTTGTGAAACAGGCATGTGAAGACTTGTCTGAATCACAAAAAGAGAAAATGGTATCTCTTGCAAACGGAGTAGACTACAAAGACGAAGCAGATTTCGAAGAGAAAGTTGCAGAAATCAAAGAAGCTTACTTTGGTGTTGACGGAGAAACTATTGCTGAAGAAACTATAGAAGAAGAAGGAACTGGAGATTTCGATACTCAAGTAGAGAAAATTTTAGACCCTAACATTTCTAGGTATTCAGAAGCATTAACTAAACTAAAACCATTAGGTTAATTTAAAGGAAACTAAAACTCATGTTTTTATCAGAAAATTTACAAGAGAAGTGGGAGCCGATTCTAGAACATTCCGATTTGCCAAAAATCGAGGACAACTACAAGCGTGCAGTCACAGCAGTTATACTTGAAAACCAAGAGAAAGCTTTAGCAGAAGACAGAGCAACTCTTGAGGAAGCTGCACCTTTAAACTCTACTGGTAGTTCTATTTCTAACTGGGATCCAATCCTTATATCGTTAGTAAGAAGAGCTATGCCAAATCTCGTTGCATACGACATTTGCGGTGTTCAACCTATGACAGGCCCAACTGGTCTTATATTTGCTATGAAAGCAAGATATAACGACTATCCAACAGAAACAAGACTGAATAACTCTGAAGCTTTATTTAATGAAGCAAGAAGTGGATATTCAGGTGGTGCAGACCCAACAGCGGGCCCTGCAGACAACGACCCTGTTGGTGACCCTTTTGATGCATCTGGCCCAGAAACCTACGCAGGTGATACTGGTGCTGGAATGGCTACTTCAGCTGCAGAATCATTAGGTGACGGTGCGTCAAATCACTTTGCACAGATGTCTTTCACTATTGAGAAAGCAACTGTGACTGCAAAGTCAAGAGCACTCAAAGCAGAGTACACTTTAGAATTAGCACAAGACCTCAAAGCAATCCACGGTCTTGACGCAGAATCAGAACTTGCAAACATATTGTCAAGTGAGATTCTTGCTGAAATCAACAGAGAAGTTGTAAGAAATGTCAATCTTCAAGCGAAGACTGGTGCTTCAGCAACTGCATCTTCAGGCACATTCAACCTAGATGTTGATGCCAACGGTAGATGGTCTGTTGAGAAATTCAAAGGTTTATTGTTCCAAATCGAAAGAGAAAGCAATGTAATCGCAAAAGAAACAAGAAGAGGTAAAGGAAACTTTATCCTTTGTTCTTCTGATGTTGCATCTGCACTTTCAATGTCAGGCGTATTAGATTACACACCTGCTCTAAATACTGGAATCAATGTTGATGACACAGGCAATACATTTGCTGGTGTTCTTAACGGAAGAGTTAAAGTATACATCGACCCTTATGCAAGTGTTGATTATATGACAGTAGGTTATAGAGGAAGTAATCCTTATGACGCTGGTATGTTCTATTGCCCATATGTTCCACTACAAATGGTGAGAGCAGTTGGTGAGAATACATTCCAACCAAAAATCGGTTTCAAAACTAGATACGGTATGGTTTCAAACCCATTCGTAGGTTCTACACCGAGTGATGGTCTTGCATCTGCTGGAACAAACTTCTACTACAGAAAAATGGCAGTGTCCAACATTCTGTAAACGAATTTCGTTTCG